AAGCCACTGGACTGACCCTCCAAGCTGACCTAATAGAAAACAAGCGAATACTAACGCTCAACCAACAGTAACAATGACCGTATACTCAAAACATCAAAGTTCTTTAACGAACCTCGAATTCCTCGGAAAACGACGAATCAGTCAAAGAGACGTAAGAGCCGGACTTCCGCACTGGTACAGACCAGAACAGAACATCCAACGACACAAGATCGTGCTCAAAGCTATGGAAAGACACCTATCTGCTGAAGACTACTTAGCAGTAAGGGATGGCCACCGCAGATCAAATGGATCTGATGAAGCAGCCGAAACTGATCTCTTCGAGACAGACCAACCCAAGCACGTGCTCATACGAGACGAACACTATCAGAGAGCCCTCCGTGTATGTGAAAAACTATTTCGCCCCTCACGACGACTCAAGCCAGTGTCCTTCCCCGACCTGAGATTCTACCCCTGGAATTTATCCGTATCCGCCGAATTTCCTTTTTCACTGGGCCAAAAATGGCAACAGATCGTAAGAGAGAAACAGCGCGACGGAGAGACTATCGATGGAAGGTTATCCTTTCACAACCTCTACAACGAGATATTCGTCTTAAACAGACAATTGATACACCAGATCAAAGAAGGCCACAAATCCTTCTGGACTGAAAACGGAACACCCAAACCTTATGGATTCACCAACTTACACGCTCGAGCCCACCTTGTCGAAGCAGACAAAGATGACAAAATTCGTGCCGTTTTTGGAGTACCAAAACTCCTTCTAATGGCAGAAAACATGTTTATCTGGCCCTTGCAAAAGGAATACCTGAACCAGAAAGTTCCTAACCCTCTTTTATGGGGATTTGAAACTGCAAAGGGAGGATGGAACCGACTATTTTCAAAGATCTCGCAGCTACATGGAAGCCATTTCCTGAGCTCAGACTGGTCCAAATTTGACAAATACGCACTACACGAAGTACTAGACGACGTCCACGCAATGTGGAGATCCTGGTTTGACTTTGGCTATGGCTACGAACCAACCGAAGCAGATCATGACGCACCTGACCGTCTGTCGTATCCAGTATCTTCAACCAACGAAGCGAAAATTCAACGCCTCTGGGATTGGATGTGTTATTCAGTTAAGCACACCCCCATTCGCGCCGCTTCAAGCAACATGTATCGATGGAGATACAACGGAATCGCCTCGGGATTTCAACAGACACAATTAATGGATTCATTCTACAATGTGATCATGACTCTAACTTGCCTTTCAGCATTAGGAATAGATGTCGAAGCCGAAGATTTCCGTCTCCTCGTTCAAGGTGATGACTCGCTCGCGAGCATCCCTCAAGTGAACCTTGGTGCCTTTACTACACAGAAAAGTTTCCTTGAATCTTTAGCTCTAGAAGCTAAGAAAAGATTCAATAGAACTCTCTCTGTAGAAAAGACAGCAATGAGTTCAGACCTCAATGATATTGGCGTCCTCTCCTATCACCATACGAATGGAATAGCACATCGAGATAAGATCGAGCTTCTCGCTCATCTCCTCTACCCTGAGAGAAACCAGACTATGCCGCAAACAGCTGCGTCAGCAGTCGGTATCGCCCTAGCATCAATGGGATCATCAAAGGAAGTTTACTTAATATGCAAAGATATTCACACCTTTATTTCAAACCGTCACGTACCGGAAGTTAGCCCAAACATGGCTTACCGTTATGACAGACGTGGGATCGAATTCGACCCAACTCGATTTCCTGACTTCACAGAATGTTTCGCCCAAAATTTCAACCTGGGAGGAAGATCTGAAGCAGAGAAAAACAGACTATGGCCCACCAAGCCAAC